GCATAGTCCTTGGCCGCATCGGCCGAATAGCAGATCCAGTATTCCTTGCGCCACGGGTCATAGACCGTATAAGTCAACCCGGCATCGGCCTCGATCATGTTGTCGAACAGGAAGCGCCGCATGCGCCGGTCGATCAGCGAGCGTGCGGTGCGCCCGTCATGCTGGACTACATCGCCATTAGTGACCACCACCTGCATGCCGTCCACATCCTGGATACAGTTGCGAGCCAGGCAGCCGATCGAATCGAACACCTTGCGAAACGCCATCACCGTGGGCAGTCCGACCTCCCGCATCTGGTAACAGGAATTTTCCTTGTAGACGTAGAAATTATCCTGCAGGGTGCGCCCGTCAACAATGAAGCCGGTTGAGTCGCCGACGTAGGAATCGCCCGCCTCGTTGGTGGCCAGCGCGGTCCAGGTTGGCGGAATGGTCCCGCCGCCCCGATCAGACCACAGTACCTGGGTCATGCGCGTGCTGCCACTGTCGGCAATGGCCATCGCCACCAGGAAATCCCGGTACGCGCGCATCGAGTAACAGACCGTCAGCGCCGGCCAGCCGGGCAGCACTGCGGCCACCGTGGGGGTGGCATAGTCGCCGGCCCAGTAGAACGGGAAATCCCGCCACCAGTTCCAGAACGGCAGGCCGTTAACCAGCCCGCTGGTCATCTCGTTGCTGGTGGCGCTGGGCCCGGAAGGCCCGCCCGGGATCGTGGTCGGGGTGATATCCTTCCAGCCGGTGGTGCCATCGGTGACCTGCAGGTAGAGCGATGAGTCGCTGAACACCAGCGCATAGCGTACCGTGGTCGATACCAGCGGGTTGGGCAGATACAGCGCATGAATGGGCGCATTCAGGGCCGTGGGGCCGGTGTAGATGCCGTTGCTATCCCCCGGCGCACACTGGGCGTAGCCCTCGCGCATGATGGCGTTGCTGGCCGAGGTCCACTGGTCCTGCGGGGTTTCGGTCACCAGCAGGTCATTGGACAGCCCATCGAACCGGAGTTGAACCAGCTTGCGGGCCATCAGACCCCCTTGGCGGGCGAGGACACGAACGGATGGGTGGACTGGACCACCGCATCAGTGGTGCGCCGGGCCAGCTTCCATGCCCGGTTCGCATTGCTGACCTCGCGCTGATAAAGGCCATCCATCTGGGTCGCCGTTTCCCAGTCAGCCGCCCAGACGGCTACCAGGTGCAGGCACTTGTAGATATACACCAGCGGCAGGGCATCGAGTACCGAGGTGGTGGTGGTGCCCGACGTGAGTTCGGCCGGCGAGGCATAGAACTCCGCCCACACCGATTCGGTCGCCTTGGGGAATACCTCCAGCGAATTAAGCCCCATGGTAGTGCCCGACAGGCCAATCGAGTAGAACCGGGGCTCACCGGACTCCTCGCGCCACTCGGACGCATAGTCAGCGGTGATGTACTGCAGGCGCTTGCCATCGGTGCGCTGCAGGCTATACATTTCCTGAAAGTCCGTCGGCAACAGGCCGAAGCCGGTGGTCAGCACCACCTCTTCACGAACCATGTTGTGCTGGGAGCGCAGATCCTGCCCCAGCGCCTCGCGGGCATCGGTGATGATGTTCAGGATATCGGCATCGATATCATTATACCGATGGGCATAGGCATCGATACGGGCAGCCAGTGCATCGCGGTCCATCAGAACACCCCATTGCCCGATATAATCATCAGCTCGGCGCCTTCGGTATTGGCCGATACGCCCAGTTCTACGTCTACGTCAGCGTCGGTCAACCCGGTGGCGATATTGATATAGTCAGTTACGTCACTGAACAACAGCACCAGTTCAGCCACTATGGTGGTCACATCGACATACAGCCAGCCCTCCGATAGCGCAAAGTCGGATAGCGAGGCCGTGGTGTTAGCGCCGGGCAGGTTGGTGCCGGAGAATGGCTGCGTCACATCGGTATGCCCCCGGATGGTAATTCCCGGCAGCACCGTGGTGCCTGCGGCAGTGAATACGTCCAGCTTGACTTTGAGAATGGCCCTGCGGATCGGGTCGGTCGAGGCAATCGTTGCCGAGCCGGAATTGATCTGCCAGCTGGCGCCCCACTGAGATATGGTCCCGCCCCAGCCGATCGCCCTGCCCCGGGTCGTATTGAATGTCCCGCCCTGGTCATCGCCGTCGATACTGGTTACCGCCTGGAAGGTCGGCGCCGGCACCGCGCCGCGCACAAAGGTTATGGGCGCAGTAATTGCCACCGTGCCGGCCGTCCCGGTGGTTTTCCGGTCGAATGCCAGGTTTCCATCCGAACTGACGCCGCCGCCGGCCCAGCCGATAATCTCGCTTTGTGTGGATAGGCTGGTTTCATCCAGACCCGATTCAAAATCGCCCAAGGTCAGGCTATTGCCCAGTTCCCATCGCGTTGCAGGGTCGCTTAATACTGTTGCTGCGCCGAACTTCAATTTATACGGCGCATTCCCGACGATTTTTTGGCCGGAGCCGATGACATCATAGGCTGCGATCTGATCGGTGCGCAAGCCCATCGTCTGATTAGGAACCGGGTTACCTGAGGCAAAGGTCATTGTGCCACCGGTTACCGTGGGCAAACCGGCATAGGCCCCCGTGCCATTCGCCTCGGTGGTCCAGGTTGGTTCGGGTGTGCTGCTGCCCACCCGGGCAATGCCCCGGTTCAGGTCCGCATCGTCAATAGTGAACACGTCATCGTATTTGTCGATTTTGATATCGCGGCCTATTTCCATTGCGCCGAGCGGCGAACCGATGACCAGATCAGTGGCAATCAAAGCAGACGGGGTATGAAACCACAGGGTTTCGGAATCGCCGTTGCTGGCCAGCCTATAAGCCTGGCGCCCGGCCAGCCAATAATCACTACTAAAGGATGCGGCCGAGCTGGTCAGGGTCACTCGATAATGACTGTCCGCCTCCAGCCCCGTCACGGTAGTTCTAATCCGGCTCCAGCGCGGAATTTCCGCCCCATAGGTGCCGCCCAGTGTTACTGCGCCCCCATGCTCATCCTCGACCAGCCAGCCATCGGCGGGATCGGCCTGGGCGCCTTTGGTGAACCCGGCATCCGGGATAGTCAGGGTCGCCAGGATAAACGGGTCGGATAACATCCGCTTGGGCGTGTAGACCCGATCCGAGCGCCGGTTAAGCCCGGTATTAATGCCCCGATGCCGTACCGGGTTCCTGGCCATTCAGTTTCTCCGGTTGACGCGGTACGGGAGCGAGACGGCACTGGCGCTGAACTTGCGCCACGCCTTGTCACTGACCGTCGCATCGTCGCTGTTCAGGTCCGGGTTAGCGGCCGCCAGGTTCCAGTAATCGGCCCACGGTACCGACAGGGTCCAGCGGCCCATGGAGGTGTCGGGCTGTTTTTCCAGCGCCCGATCATCCCTGAACTGCTTGACAGCTTCCATCGCCGCCTTCCGGCCCGGTTGCGACCGGGTGCGCACGATGGAATCGCCTTCCATGCGGATATAGTCATGATAGACCCCATCAAAGTGATTGATGGGCTTCATCCGTATGACGGCCATGGTTACGTCGCCGTGACTGCTGCGGTGTCCAGAATGCCGACGATCCCGCCGACCGCCTCATGGTTCTCTACCACCAGCGTCCAGTCCACCGAATGCTCGACTTCCTGCGCCAGCCCCGTGACTGCGTGATTCTTGGTCCTGAAGTTATTCAGGGTCGAGAAATGCAGGTAGGACGGATCAAAGATCATCATTGCATCGGTGTCCGTGGTGCCATCCGTCATGGTCGTATCGACCCGGTTGGGCATGTGGACATTGGCCATCAGCTTGAGCGTGGTGCCAAAATCGGTGTGATAGATATTCACCGCCGACTGCGCCACCCGGTCTACTGCGCCGTTGGGCCCGTCACTGTTTAGCGTGCTGATCTGGCTGGTGGAGCCGAAGAAATACTTCGACAGCTTCTGGCAGACCGTTCCGGGCATCATTGCACAGGTCGGCTTGCTGTTGAGCTTCCACATCGCCAGGATCACGCCGTCAATGTCCGACTGCGCCAGTGCCGTGTTGGTGGTGTTAAACGTACACTTGTCCACCACCGAAGTACTGGAGTTCCAGCCGCCATCGGCGAAGGTGCCGGCGGTGCCGATCGAAACAAAGTGACTCGATGCAGTGCCGTCAACATCCTCGGCCTTGGCCCAGGCTACCAGCCCGCCAGACTGACCGGCGGTTGATACGCCGTCATCGGCCACCGAGGCAAGGTTCGAGAGCATCCCGGCCTCGATATCGTAGCGCAGTTCCCACGCCCGATCGGTGATCTGCTTGCGCAGTTCATCGCCCACACCCACCGCATCACTGCCACGGACCCGGTCGGAGACCTTGACCGTCTTGGCACTGATCTGCGAGTGGTTGGACACCCTCACGCCAATCTTGTTGTTGTCAGCGGTCGGGTCGGAACCATCAACGCGCTTGTTGGTGATGACACCCTTGGCCAGGCGCCGCATGGTCCATTCATGCTTTTCCCTGGTGTGAGTGCCGGAACCGATCGTGTCCTGGAGCGGCAAAGGTCGCCGGCTCAGGTCATAGATCGTCTGTAAGACGGACTCGTTTATGTGCCCCTCGGTGTCGTACCCGCCTGTACCGGCACCGACTAAGGTATCTACTGCCATGTTCTAAACCCCGATAGATTTAAGCCATTTATGTACGGCCTGGTCTCCGGTGATGCTGCCCTGGCTCACCTGCTGCTTCAGGCCCCGGAGCTTGTTGCCCCTGCCCTTGACAGTGCCCTTGCTGGGCTTGTGAGCGGTGCCGCCCGCCTTTTCCAGCTCCGCAACCCGTTTCACCAGTCGGGCGTGATAACGCACGAACGCAAGCGCCCGATGGTCATCGATGGCCCTGACCTCGGTGGGGTTCCAGCCCCATTCGCCCAGGTAATCGGCCATCATCTCCCGGTCTGCCTGCATGGCAGTCGGGTCTTTCCACGAAGGAATCGCCGTCAGTGTCATGCGGGCCTGGTATTCCATGCCCTTGAGGCGCTGCTGCTGCATCTGTTCGGCCAGCCCCTGTGGCCACTGCTCCGGTGGGATAGCAGCCACAACGGATTCGAACTCCCGCTGCGCATTGAGTAGCTTGTTGTGCTGCTCGGTGTGCGCGGTCTCGAAATCCAGCCGTTCGGATTCCAGCTTGTCAGCCTTTTCGATAGCGGCCTTGGCATCGCCATACGATACTTCGCGGGCAGTGCCATCGCCGTTATCCAGGCTGAACGTCAGATCCTGAACACGGACCCCGGCATTCTCAGCCAGGGCTTTAATGGTGGTCGGAGTTTCCTTCGACTTTGCGATCGGGTCCGGTTCGCTGTCATCAAGCATCGACCGGTCAGGGTCGAGGCTCGGCTCCAGCGGAGTCGGCCCCTTGGGGGGTTCGGCAGTTTCCTGTCGAGGTTCGGGCGGGGTGCCGCCCAGCATGTCCGCAATAGCGTCATCGATTGCCGTTTCCGGTGCCTCGACAGGTGCCTGCGGCTCAGGAGTGACTGGTTCAGTCGCCGGTGTTTCCATCGGTTTCGTACTCCGTTAAGTAGGAATTTAACACAGAAAAGATCCGATCAACAGCCCTTGCCTCGGCCCGCAATGGCTCGACCGAATCCGGTTCGCAATAAAGCAGATCCCGGCCAATGCTCGCCTTGATACGCGGCTTGATATCAAGTCTCTTGAGACCGGCTTTGACCTGCTGCGCTATTTGCTTGTCCGTTGCCATTGCTGCTCTCCAGGGCCTTGGTGATCTCGGTGCCGGCTGACACTTCGGCCTTGGCCAGTTCTACCTCGGCATCGAGACGGGCATCGAAATACTTGAACTGCAGTTCCTGTTCCTTCAGGCGCCGATCCATCTGTTCCAGCTGCAGGGCCATGTCCGTCACCTGCTTCTGCTCGGCGGCCTGGGCCTGGGCCTGCTCGGCCTGACCCTGGGCTGCCTGCTGGGCGCTGGCAGACCGCGGATCAATCCAGTGCCGTTCGGGTGCCTCGATACCGGCGGCGCGGGACATATCCATGGCGGTGTTATAGATGCGGTCATAATCGGTCAGGATGCCGTTTAGCCCGCCATCGATCGCGGCCACCTGCTGCTGGGCGATCCGACCCAGCGCCTGCACGCGCCGGTTGCGTTCGCCGGGGCTCATGCCATGGGTGATATTGACCCGTTCGCGCTCGTTCCATTCTGACGGGCTAACCTCGGTCCATTCGCCCTTGACGCTGACCGATACCGTGCCACGCCACTGTCGGCGCAGGGTCTTGTGAACCAGCAGCCAGGTCGAGCGCACCAGGGTCTCGGATATCATCAGGGCATTCTTGCCCGAACGCACCTCGCGGGCACTCATCATCCGCTCGGTACCGTGGGCGGTATCGCCGGCGATCTGAAACTCGGGCTCGGCCATGTCCAGGCTCGCCCCGACCCGCTCGGTACGCACCGAATCAAGGTACTGCAGCAGCGCCAGTCCCTGGCTCAGGATATCGGTGGCCCCCAGCTGCATGATGGCATCGCCAACCGGCATCTCACCCTCGACCGCAATGGTTGCCCCGGCCCGCTGGTTGAGAACATCGTCAGGGTCCACGCGCTCATTGTGAGCCGTCTTGCCATTGTTGGCCGCGCGCATGTTCTCAAGGATCTGGCGCACCCCGTCGCTTTTCGCATCCTGGATGGGTTTCAGTTTGTCATAGGCGCTGACGCCTTCGAACCTGCCGGGCACCAACCAGGCGGCACCGGCCGCATAGGGCAGAAAGTCAGCGCGCTTTTTCTTAAGCACCGTGGTGTCGTCATCGGCATACAGGAACCACCATAGCTCCGACTCGGTCGCCGTGTCGTTCAGCCCCTTGGGCATCAGCCGGTACCCTGAGATACAGCGCACCTCCTGCTGGTCAAAGGTCTGGCTGTCATTCCACGATGACTGGCCGGCGATGCGCTTGGCCACAGCATCTGACTTACTCTCCGGCCCCGTGGTGCCGACCTTGCGCAGCTTGCGGGGTGGTACCCCCAGCTTGCTCAGTTCATCGCGGGTGTAATAGCAGATTTCACCGCAGAACCTGATCCCGTCAAGGAATATGGAGCGGTGGTTGGACGCATAGATGAAGTGCTCGGGCTCGATGCAGTCAATGCGCAGCTTCTTGCGGGGGCGGCTGACCGTGACCGTGAGGCCGTCGATGGTGGCGGTCCAGCCCTCCTCTTCGCCCATCGCAGCAGCACCGGCAGCGGCCTGTGCATCATCAAATTCCTTTACATCAGTCTGCACCTGGTCCTCGATCCAGACCTTGATGACCGCATTCTTGTGGGCCAGGATCGACCAGATCGCATTATGTAATATGACCGCGCCGGGGTTGCGGTCCATGATGAACTCCGAAACCACGTCCGACTCCACCGCTGCAGTGTCATCATTCGGCCCGTTCGCTTCGAACCGTGCTACCACATCGCCACTGAAACTGGGCAAAAGTTCCCCGAGCAGGGCATCGATCGAGTCGCCGATATCCTGGCTGACGTACTCGCTGGTGCCGGCCGGTGGGTCGCCCCCGCCCTTGCGCCCGAGGATATAGTCGGTCGCCTTCTCCCGGTTGGCGGCCAGTTCCCCGCCCTCAAGGTCCGAGCCGCTGGCGCGGGTAATCTCTTCCTGGAGAATGCCTGCTATCTGCTGGTCTGTGAGTTTCATGCCATTGCCCTGTCATATTTGGAATAGTCCGGGCGCTTGCGCTTGCCCAGCTTCTCACGTCTGCCAACCGCGTACATCCTGATCGAATCAGCGTAATCCGATTCCCACGAATGTAAAGGTGTCAGCTTGAACACGCGCTTGCTGTCATCCCACTCGGTGCGGTAGGTCTTGAGCGCCTCGATACCCTCGAAACAGTTCTCCCGGTCGAACCAGACCTTGGGCAGCATGGCGCGCGTGGCCTCTATTCCGTCGATGAGGGGGAGGTTTCTGACAACCTCACAATCTGCCACTCCGAGAGATTTGAGGATTTCGAGCCGTGATTTACCCGTGCCAAGTTCTCGCACTCGGACATCGTGAGGGAGGTAGAAACGTCGAAGATTGAATCCATAACCTGTGATAGTTCGCAGCATGTCCGGTAGCCCAGTACCCTCGAACGCCACACATCGGATAGCGCGAATCTCAGCGCCGAGCGTCTGCCAGAACCACACCACCGTGCGGTTCGCCATGCCCAGATCGAATGAGAGATCCACTGGAAGCGTGGGCTCGTGGGGAATGCGGGTAATCCTTCCTTCATCCTCTGCATTGTGCATCAACTCCCCGTAATAACTGCCCTTGACCGCGGCATCCCAGTCGCATTCGAACTCCTGGCCGAACTCGGCCTTGCTCATCTCACGCTTGAGCGCCTCGATCTCATCCGTA